TTAATAACCATCCGATCCCACGGCGTGGGGCATGGATGGGGCAAACTCACTCAATTTCTGGTTGAGGATGAGTACCTGGTCCTGATTATTTTCAGCCATCCAGGATCCGTACACCCGGTAAACCATTTGCGCGTCGGTGTGGCCCATTTGCTTCGCGATGAAGTTCGGGTTGGCACCGGCAGCTAACGACCAGCATGCATACGTGTGTCGGGACTGGTATGCTCTGCGATAGCGAATCCCGGCGCGTCGCATTGCCGCTTCCCACGACTGGTTAATCGACCCCACTGCGTAATGATGCCCGGCACGGCCATTACGTGATGCGATCTGAGGGTTGAACACGAACGTGCAAGGATGCACATCAGTACGGCCATACTCGCGCAGTTTCACTTCAACCTGATACTGCTTACCCAGGCGCGTTAATTCCGCCTGGCTCTTCAGCACGTCGATCGCCGGCTGAATGAGGTTGATGATGCGGTCCGTTCCGGCCTCCGTTTTTGGAAGGGTGAACTCCTTCGTTAACGTGTGGTTCCGGCGGATCATCATCGTACCCGCTTTCAGGTCGATATCTTCCCAGGCCAGCGACACAAGCTCTCCGTGGCGCACGCCGGTGTACACGGCCAGCGACCACATGTTTTTCAGCTGCTGGTGGGCGCAGGCATTAATCATCCTGACGAACTCCTCACGCGTCAGCGGGTCTGGCTCGCATCGAGAACGCTTAAGCATGGCGATCCCGGTAAACGGATTCACCCGGACATACCCGCTGTCGGCGGCAAACTTAAACATCCCGCCCATGATCTTCATGTAGTTGTTGACCGTTCTGACAGAGCGGCCTTTAACCGGCGTTTTCTGTCCTGCCTTCAGGGTGTGATAACCGGTCAGCAATTCCTTTCTTATAAACAGCAGGTCTTCTTGCGTCACCGCAGATACCAGCCTGTCACCGCCGATCCTTGGCACCATGTTGCGTGCTATAGATGCATAGCGTGACATCGCATTGGTGCTGATCTCCATACGCTTCAGCTCAAGCCACTTGTTCGCCAGCTCCAGCACGGTGATTTCCTTGCTCTCCACCCCAAACCTTTTCAGGTTCGGCGAGTCAGGGAATTGCGCTGCATAGTTGAAGTTGCCTGTCTTTATCGAAAAGCACACCGACGCGCGCAGCTCACCAGCGACCTTTCTGTTTTTTGGTGTATCCGGCACGCCGAGGCTTTCACGCACCCGGCTGCCTTTATATAGGAACCATATGCGGAGTGTCCCGCCGTGGTTCTCTACGCCTGTTGGGTATGCTGACTTAGCCATTATTCCCTCCTGACGTCCAAGAGCCCGCTAAGCATAAACGGATCCTCATTGGCGCGCACCTGGCTGTTTCTTTTTGAGACTTTCAACCCACTGGTCGATGGCTTTGTGGTTATACAAGCACTCGCTGTTTTCCTTTGGGATGCTGTCAGGCGACATATGGACGTATTCCCTGCCGCAGAGCCAACTTTTTTTACGGGCCCGCGCTATCGTTCCCGGGCGGAGCCCTGTCATCTTCACAAGCAGGTCTTCTGTCACCCAATCGCTGGGCACGATTTGAATAACTTCGCTCATGATCGCTCCTATGACATCGATTTATAAAACTGCGGCTGGTCTGGCGTGGCCGCGCGTAATTCGTTTTCGGCGTGCACTGAATAATTGCCGTCATCCCAACGCACCCAGGCTTTCGGATGATCTCCTTCCGGCTCCAGTTGGCTATCCACCACGCCATGGATACCGCCGGTCTTTTTCTGGACTAATGCGCCCACATTAAAAGCAGCCATTGCACACCTTCCGGTTCGTGAAGAAATGAGATGAGAGCGCCCAGCGCCATAAGTGCGGCGATGAGCCAGTTCATGGGGTTTGATTGCATGGTGAACTCCCAAAAAGAATGCCCTCACAGTGGAGGGCAAAAGGGATAACGGAGCAGTGCTTTCGCACCCAATAGCCAGCTCATAACTGGCTATCAGTTGCGTCATGACTTCGATGCGCGGTAATCGTCTAACGCTTTAGCAATCGTCTCAATTGGGTCATGCTCCTGGCTGATAATTTCACGGATGCTTTCCTCGCTTGGGGTTAGGCCTTCTCCATCGCCGAAGTAGAAGGCGAGTGCGTTCATAATTTCATCGTATGCTGACATAATCTCTCCTCATGCCGCACGCTGGGCGCGCAGCGATTTAATGTGCTCACTAGTCTCTAGTTCGGCGCGTATCTGCGCCGCCTCACGGTGATCGAGGTGCTCAAAATCATTGTTAAAACGGTCGATTGAAGCGGTGTTGATCCGGCCCTGCCTCCAGTAGCGTACTATCTGAGATGTGCAGCTGTGGATGATTACAGGCCAACCGTGCTGGTCAGCGTAAATCTGACCCCGCTGAATGAGTGCAAACATTAGGCACCTCGCTGCTTCTTCCTCAATTCGATAACACCCTGGCACTCCGCGCACGTCTGGCAGCCGGGAACGGCAGCGCGCCGCAGCGCCGGGATATCCTCGCCGCACTCGGCACAATACTCAGCTGATACGGCGTTGCGGTTTACTCGGTGAGCGGAAAGGGCTACGTTACGCTGAAGCTCTTCAATCTCTGCTGCGGTATCGATAATGTCCATGGTCAATGCTCTCTGAACTGTCGGTTAATTCGGTTGTAGATGAACGCCAGCAATAAAAAAGGAGCCTTAAGCTCCTGGGTGATTAGTGCCATCATGCGGCACCGCCTTCATTCTTCTCGGCTTCGACTGCCATCTGCTCAAGCCGTCGCGATAACTCGGCGGCCAGAGTCTGGAATTCTTCCTCGGTCGCCACCGGAATCGGCACGAAGCGGATCCCGATGTGCGCCAGGTGGTTGGCGATGTCGAGGCTTTTTCTCAAATCAACGGGTGAGGCTCTGTTCATGCGGCGCGCTCCAGTTCTGCTAGTCCACCGCGCACAGCATCAATGATGCGTTCGAGGTACTGATAATGATGGTTAGGCACAGACGGCCATTTTGCGTACCATGGATCATCGCCTAGCAGGCTAAGCAGCTTGTCGCCGAGGAGATAATTGCAGCAACTTGCCTTTACATCTTCAGCATCTTCAGCCTCATCCCACATTGATCGGGCTTCATTGCCGTCAATTTCCTGCTCACGACGCAGTCGGATAATTTCACCCTTAACGAAAGCGAGGTTGGCGTCATTATCATCGTCCACAGTGCTTTGCAGTTGTGGGTCAAAATAGCCGATTAGGTAATCATTGCTGACGCGCTTAATGAAGTCCTGAACAGTGTCACCACCCATAGCAAACCAAGCCCCGGTCCACGCCTTACCGAAGCAGGTGATGGTGATGCGACCCTTGCCGGGCTCATAGTTTTCAATCATCACCCTGACTGGGTCGAGGCGTTCAACATCTGAAATGGTAAACGCCAGAACATCGCTTTTTTCAACCTTCAC